AGCCCACCTGCTCCTCGCCGATGACCTCGTGTCCGAGCAAGCCGTGCTCGCGAATCCTGACGTGGCCTTTGAAACCGCGTGGACCTACATGCAGGTGGGGCCGCTGCAGCGCCTCATGCCGGGCGGCAGGATCATTCAGATCGGCACGCGCTGGGGGAAGAAGGACCCGATCGGCCGAGCCCTTGCGTGGGCCCTTGAGAACCCGTCCTCCATCCCGTGGAACGAGGTGCGGTTCCCGGCGATCATGCCCTCGGGCAAGTCGCTGTGGCCCGAGCAGTGGCCGGTCGACCAGCTCCTCGCCAAGCAGGCCGGCATGCTGCCGCAGTACTGGGCTGCGCAGTACCAGCAGGAGCCCTCCTCGTCCGAAGGCGCGCTCCTGAAACGCGAATGGTGGCGCCTCTGGACGAAGGACGAGCCGCCCACCTGCGAGTACATCCTGCAGGTCTGGGACACCGCGCACGACACGAAGTCGCACAACGACTACAGCGCGTGCATCACATGGGGCGTCTGGTTCGACGAAACCGAGGACCGCCACATGATCATCATGCTCAACGCCGTCAAGGGCCGGTGGGAGTTCCCGCAGCTCAAGGAGAAGGCGTTCGAGATGTACAAGGCGTGGGACCCCGACGACGTGATCATCGAGAAGAAGGCCGCGGGCGCCCCGCTCCTGCAGGAGCTGCGCCAGTCGGGCCTGCTCATCGCGGAAGTCTCTCCGTCCCGTGGCAAGGCGGGCGTGTCGAAGGACAAGCGGGCCCGGGTCAACGCAGTGGCTCCCGTGCTGCAGGGCGGCGTCGTGTGGCACCCGGACCGGCGCTGGGCCTACGAGGTGATCGACGAATGCTCGGACTTTCCCAACGGCGAGCACGACGACTTCACGGACTGCGTGCAGCTCGCGCTGGACCGGTTCCGTCGCGGCGGCTTCCTCTCCCTCAAGGGCGACGCGCCGGCCGAGCCCGAGGAAGACGTGGCGGCGCGGCGCCGGCACCGCGCATACTACTGACCCATCGCAACGGGAGCTGCCATGCCCATCGCCAAGTCACTCGCCCCCGCCCCAATGGGACTCGGCGCGCTTGCGCCTGCAGCGAACGATCCTGCAGGCGAGATCGAGATCGAGGTCGTCCCTGATGGAGAGTCCGATGACCCGAACGACGACGCGCTCGCGGCCGCTGCGGCAGCGGTCCCTCCGCAATTCGGCGACAACCTCATCGACGTGGCCGACGAGCGCGTCCTTGCCACCCTCTCCTCGGACATCGACCACTGGGTCGACGAAGACAAGAGGTCGCGCGACGATTGGGAACAGACGTATCGCGAGGGCCTGAAGCTCCTCGGCCTCAAGTACGAGGAGCGCACCGAGCCGTGGTCGGGCGCGTGCGGGGTGACGCACCCCATGATCACGGAAGCCGTGGTGCGCTTCCAGTCCGAGACGATCATGGAGACGTTTCCGGCAGCGGGCCCCGTCTCCACCAAGATCATCGGCGAGGAGACACAGCCCAAGAAGGAGGCAGCGGCCCGGGTCAAGGCCGAGATGAACTACCAGCTCACCGAGAAGATGATCGAGTTCCGCAGCGAGCACGAGAAGATGCTGTGGAACCTGAGCCCGGTGGGCTGTGCCTTCAAGAAGGTCTACGAGGACCCGCGGTGGAAGCGGCAGACGAGCATCTTCGTCCCCGCCGAGGACATCGTGATGCCCTACAGCGCATCGAACATCTACTCGGCAGAGCGCGTGACGCACGTCATGCGCAAGACCGAGCAGGAGCTTGAGGCCCTGATGGAGGTGGGCTTCTACGCCGAGGTGCAGCTCGGCACGCCCTACAAGATGCTTGACGACATCAAGCAGGCCAAGGACGACCAGACCGGCTTCAGCGACATCACGGACGAGTCGTTCACGGTCTACGAGGTGCAGGTCAGCATGGCCTTCCCGGCGATGGAGGGCGACTCCACGCCGCGCCCCTACGTCGTCACGAAATTGCGCGGTGGCGACATGCTGTCGATCCGCCGCAACTGGAGCGAGGAGGACCCGCTCTTCATGCGCCGCCAGCACTTCGTCCAGTACGACTACGTGCCGGGCTTCGGCCCCTACGGCTATGGCCTCTTCCACCTGATCGGCGGGTACGCCAAGAGCGCGACGAGCATCATCCGCATGCTCATCGACGCGGGGACACTGGCCAACCTGCCGGGTGGCCTGAAGTCGAAGGGCCTGCGCATCAAGGGCGACGACACGCCCATCAGCCCGGGCGAATGGCGCGACGTGGACGTGCTCTCGGGCACGCTGCGCGACAACCTCCTTCCTCTTCCGTACAAGGGCGCGGATGCCACGCTAGCTGCCTTGCTCGACAAGATCATCGAGGACGGCCGGCGCATCCCCGGCACGGCCGACATGAAGATCAGCGACATGAGCGCGCAGGCGCCGGTCGGGACGACCTTGGCTCTCCTCGAACGCCAGCTCAAGGTCATGAGCGCCGTGCAGGCGCGGACCCACAACAGTCTCAAGCACGAGCTGAAGCTGCTGAAGGAGGTCATCAAGGACTCCGGCGACGACAACTACACCTACCAGACCACCGACAACAACCCGGGGTCCAAGCAAGCCGACTTCTCGATGGTCGACGTGATCCCGGTCAGCGATCCGAGCGCGGCGACGATGAGCCAGCGCGTGGTCCAGTACCAAGCGGCGATCCAGTTGTCGAGTCAGGCTCCGCAGGTTTACGACCTCGCGGAGCTGCATCGGGGCATGCTCGAAGTGCTCGGCATCAAGAACGCCACCAAGCTCGTGCCGCTGAAGCCGGAAGCCGTGCCGACCGACCCGATCACCGAGAACATGAACGTGCTGATGGCCAAGCCCATCAAGGCGTTCATCCAGCAGGACCACACCTCGCACCTCGCGGTGCACCAAGCCTTCATGCAGGACCCGGTGGTGCAGCAGAGCATCGGCCAGAACCCGCAGGCGCCCATGATGATGGGTGCGATGCAGGCGCACATCGCCGAGCACACGGCTTACCAGTACCGTGCGCAGGTGCAGGAGGCGATGGGCCAGCCGCTGGCAGACCCGGGCCAGCCGATGGACGACCAGCAGGCGCAGGCGCTCTCGCAGGCGATGGCCACGGCCGCGCAGCAGGTCACGCAGGAGCACCAGCAGCAAGCCGCCGCGCAGAAGGCGCAGCAGGCTGCGCAGGACCCGATGATCCAGCTCCAGACCCGGGCGCTGGATCAGAGAGATCGGGAACTCGACCTCAAGGAAAAGGACCAGCAGATCAAGGCTTCGGACCTCGCCGACAAGCACGAGCTTGCCGAGGAGACGCTGCACGTCGATGCCGCCGACAAGGCCGACAAGCTCGACCTCGCACGCGAGAAGCTGGTGCAGGCCGGCGAGCTGGGCGAGCAGCAGATCGAGGTCAAGGCGCTGCAGGTCGGCATGATGGGCCGTGCGCAGGATCAGGAGCTGCTGGCGCAGGACCGTGCCAACGCGCAGGCCGACGTGGACCGGCTGCATGCCGAGCACGAGAGCGACCAGATCGGCCTGAGCAAGGACCCGGAGCCTTCGGACGAAGCGACCGAGGCAGCGGGCCCGGCACCGCAGGTGCCCGAGCCGGAGCCGCAGCCCGCGGTGCCTGAAGCGCAGCCGGAGGCAGAGCCCGGCGCTGCGCCGCCGACACCGCCTGAAGGGACGCCGCCGCAGTGAAAGGCGACATTCCTACCGATGTCGACGATCTGCTGAAGAAGCTGCGCGCAGAGATCGCCGGCCGTTCAACGGCGCTGGTCCGGGGTGCTCCCGCTGACTACGCCGCGTATCAAAACCTCGTGGGGGTTCTCTCTGGGCTGACCCTCGCCGAGCAACTCGTGATAGCCCTGCTGGAGCACATGGATGACCGCGATTTTGACACCTGACCCCGGACTGGTACTGCCGAAACACGTTGCAGGCGAGACGCCCGAGCCCGCATCGCGGTTGATGCCCAAGCCCGCAGGCTTTCACATCCTCTGCGCGATCCCGAAGGCCAAGGAATCGTTCGAGGCATCGGTGCTGATCAAGGCCGCGAAGACGATGGCCGATGAAGAGGCGGCGACGACCGTGCTCTTCGTCCTCGACCTCGGTCCCGATGCGTACGGCGACAAGGCACGGTTCCCGAGCGGCCCGTGGTGCAAGAAGGGCGACTACATCGTGGTGCGCACCTACTCGGGCACGCGCTTCAAGATTTTCGGACAGGAGTTCCGCATTCTCAATGACGATCAGGTGGAAGCCGTCGTCGATGACCCTCGCGGCATTCTCCGCGTGCAAGCCTGAAGGAGAGGTGACATGGCAGACCCGAGCGACGAGGAAGTGACGATCGATGGCGCCGCCGAAGGTGGCGAGGTCAAGTCGAAGGCCAACGGCCACGACAAGGATGAAGTCAATCTCGATGATGTCGAGGTGATCGACGACACGCCAGAGAAGGACAAGGGGCGAAAGCCGCTCGGTCGCGAGGTCAAGGACCCGACCGACGAGGAGCTGTCCACCTACTCGGCCGGCGTGAAGCAACGCTTCAGCGAGCTGACGCATGCACGCCATGACGAGCGCCGGGCGCGCGAGACGGCAGAGCGCGAGCGCGACGAGGCGACACGCGCAGCGCAGGCGCTGCTCAACCAGAACCGCGAGCTGCAGCAACGCACGGTGCAGGGCGAGACGCACCTCGTCGCTGCGTCGAAGCAGAACGCCGAGGCCGCGCTCGCGGCCGCGCGCATCGAGCTGAAGGCGGCGAAGGAGGCGTTCGATCCCGATGCCGAGATGGCAGCACAGGAGAAGCTGCTCGAAGCCAAGATTCAACTGCGCGAACTCGAACGGTACCGGCCGCGCGCTGTACAAGCGCCGGAAACTGAGGTACAACTGCCGGCAGTAAGCAGCCCGGATGAGCCGGTTGACCAGAAGACACTGCGCTGGCAGGCACGAAACCAGTGGTTCGGCTCAGACGGAAACGAGGACATGACCAGCTTCGCGCTGGGCTTCCACCAGAAGCTGGTGAAGTCGGGCGTTGATCCTCGCTCTGACGATTATTTCGAGAAAGTCGATGGCCGGCTTCGCGAGGTGTTCCCTGATTTCTTCGGGGCCGCACCCACCGGTGACGACACACG